GCTCAATTTTAGTCATTACAAAATCGTGTTGCATATCTAAGACTTTTTGTTCAGCCAAGCGATCCATTTTATTTGCCTTTATTATTTATTTTTCAGATTATATTATATCAAATTTTAATATAACCGTCAAGCAATAAATTCCGGAAGCTCGCCTTTTACAAAGTCATCTAATAGTGCAATATATACTTCATATCCACAAGCATTTACAAACATATATCTATAGTCTCTAGTAGGTACTGCTTCAAATGCACAAAATATTTTAGATCTATCGAACTTAAATATAAGTAGTGGAATTTTACCTACTTGTTTACCTTGTCTAACTGCTTGTTCCCACCAAGTAAAAAACTGAGGACTTTTACCTGTTAGTAATACACTAGTAATATGATCTTCTGCATAGTGCTTTACTTCAACTACATATAGATTCTTTTCGTTGGGAACGTATAAGTCTCCTTTTAGCCCATGCTTAGGGTCTAGTGCTCCAGAGCTAGGTACTCGTTCCCATGTAAGACCCGTCAATAATTTTAACTGGTCTTTGGCTGCGGTTTCTGCTCTAGCGCCTTTAGCTCTAGGGTCTACTGTCATACTTCTATCCTTGATACATTTTGACTCTTTAACACCTGAATCTTTTCTAGTAGTGGATGCGTAAAGCCATGTGAGATCAAAAAGGTATTTAAGTTTTCTTCTTTTAGTAAAACTTCAATTAGCTTTTCTTTGCCTTCTGCATCTAGATTCTCCACTGTTTCATCTAGTATTAACAAATTAGTTCTGGAGTTTGATAGTGTTTGCATTAGCTTTCTGATTGCTAAAAGTGTGGCTACATTAATTCTAGCACGCTCTCCGCTAGATAATGCAATAATATCAATATCTCTGCCATTATCTGTAATAACTACATTTAGCTTATCTGCGCTGGCAATTTTAAATGCCAACTGAAATCTACCGTCTGCAAGTTCTGCTAAGTATTCGTTAGTTAGTGACTCTAAATCTTTTACTAAGCACTCAATTTTGTAAGCAACTAAACCTGTAGTAGAAAATGCTTTTACTAATACTTGTAAATGTGTTAAATGCAGAGTTTTTTCAACTAAATCTTTGGTTAGTGTTTTTAGCTCAGTTTGCATATCTTGCATTTGCTCTGATATTACCACTACTTTAGAGTTATGGTCTGATATAACTTTATTCTTACTACGAGCTGTAGTAATCTTTGAGTTAATATCATCAATCTTTTCTTGAGCAGTAGAAATATCTTTAGCTAAAGTATCTTTGTTTAGTAATATTGAAGATAGTGTAATATCAATTAATGCATGATACTTTTCTATTTCTAGTACTTTATCTGCATAGTTTTGCCACTCCGAAACCTTTGTATTAGCAAGAGATATTTGCTTTTCTAATGTAACAACTTTTATTTCTATTAGAGGTTTTGCAGACTCAAACTGTTCTACCATTGCATACATAGTACTGTTATCAATTGGTTGTGTACAAGTTACACAAGTACTAGTAGGTCCGTCACACTCTGCTGCTAAGGCTTTACCGTCTTTTAGCTGCTTTTGTAGCATAGCCAATTCTATTTTTAGATTAGTTATATGCTCTGCAAGCGGTGGGGCTGGAGGAGCTACACCAACTGTAATAGTACTAATATGCTCTTTGTACTTATTATTTGTAGCAATTTTCTTATTAGTAGCTTCTATATTACTTAACTCATTTGTTTTTAGTGTTACTAATGCTGTTAGATCAGTAGGTGCTTCTGGCTCTGTTAACAATGTTTTTATTGTTAAATCTTCTTTTTCATACTTTGTTAACCAACTTCTAACTGTGCTAATTTTAGCTTGATTGCTATCTACTAGCTTATTCATTTCTGATGCTAATTCTTTAAAAGTATCTGATGCCTTAGTATAGATACTTAAATTTAACAATTCAATTAAAAACTTTTTTCTAGCAGTATCGGTAGCAGTTAAAAACTCCAGTGAACTAACTGAGCTTTGATAAACAATTTGCGAGAATGTTTTATGGTCATATCCAATAATTAATTCAATTGTTTTGTACGTACCAGTAGCTGTATGATTACTAATGTCTACGCCATCTTTGAATAACTTAACAGTACCACTATTAGCTGCTCTGTTACTCTTAATTACATACTGTGTACCATCTTTGTCAAAATCTAGCTCAATCCAATAGTTCTTGTCTTTAATATACCTGTTAAGTATGTCTGCTTTTTTAATCTTTTTAGAGTTTTGATTATACAAAACTTCTTCTATGATTAGTGCAATAGAACTCTTGCCATGCCCATTTTTACCCACAATTTGAGTAAGTGGGCTGTTGTCTAACAGTATTTTATTTTCGGGGCCATATGAAAAAGCATTGCCCCATCTAAGTTCTTTGAATATTATCATTCTACAGTAATTTTGTCCATGTTATCGTTTAAGATTAGCAAGATACTTTCAACAGTTTGTTCTGGTAATTGTAGAATATAAAGTAAATATTCTTGCAATTCACCTGCTATAGTCATTGTAGGGTCTAAAATTAAAGCTGTTTCGGTTTCGCGTTTTACTATCTTTTTATCAATAAGTGAGTGATCTTCTAGTGCGCCTAACTCACTCATATCACCTTCAATCTCATAGATTGTATGATGATATTCAGTGGCTAACATCTCATCGCCAGCTTTAATAGTTTTTCTTAATAGCTGCGGTAATTCTAAAATCTCCCACGTATGCTTTAGTGAAACAGTATCAAAAACAATAACTCCTGTAGATACAATATTTCTATGAAAGCTAGTAGTACAAGGGCTGCCTGGGTATAAAATATTACGCTGAGAGTTTTCATAGCTATGCAAATCTCCAGCTAAAACCACTTGCCATTGATTAAATATGTCTAGATCAACCTCAGGCTTTACGTGTGGAGGAATTTCTCCACGTACATGAGTAAAAAGAATATCTCCAGAAAACAGCTTAGGGTCGAACTCTTTTAGTTTATTATAAGGAATAAAGTCGATATTTTCAATTTTATGGTAATCATCAATTACTGTTACCAACTTATTTAGTCTTTGTGTGCTACGTTTTAAAAACGTAAAAAATGTAGTGTCTTTTTTCAAAGATTCATGATTACCTGGATAGATAATGCAAGGAATCTTAATAGATGCTACTAAATCATAATATACTTCTAATTCTTCCATAGTAGGCATACGATCAAATACATCGCCGCCTAGTACCAGTAAATCGCAAGTACTTTGAAGTTTTCTTAACTGGTTAATAAATAACTCATATCTATTTTTAGCCCAGTCTACAGGAACATTCTTTTGATTTAGCTTAATGTGAATATCTGCTGTGAATAGTATTTTCATAAGTATTTTTTACAGTGCAAAAAGCCGCTAAGCATAAAATACTTAGCGGCTTGTTTAATTAATGAGCAATATCGCTGATAGCTTCTTGATCAGTATTTTCTACAACTTCTTCTTCTGCACCTGAAGTAATACGCTCTAGGGTAGCTTTTACTTCTTCTGGTGTAGCACGAACAAATTTTAGATCAATGGTAACAGACTCTTCAACTGCTGCTAATTCTGCAGGAGTTAATGCGCGCTTTTTGCAACGCAATACTGAAAGTGTGTACTCAACATTAAATGGTAGTGGGCCAGTCTTTTGACGCTTAAATACAACATCCCAACCACTTACTGGATCAGTAGGATCGCCCAAATCTTCTGCTGCTGAACAAATTTGCTCAAACAACTTCTTTTTAAGATTTAGTACTACTACTTTGCCATCGACTAGTGCATTAACTGAGTAGCTCCAAGAACATTTTTTATCTGGAAAGAACTCAGGAACGTGATCTACCTGTGCATTTGTAAACTTTTCTTTTTCACGATCAAATGCCAAGCACTCAACCGGAATATCTTTATTATTAGTGCCTTTAAGCCAATAAACATAGCGAGGAAGAATACCTCCTACAATGCGAACTGTATTTTCGCCGTCTTTATATTGATAAGACTCGTAAGAGTTTTTTACTGCTTTACCTTTGGTTTGTGAGAAGGCTAATGCCATTTTAATTTTCCTCGTATTTAAAGAATATTTCGTGTGGTGTTATATTTAATAACGGATTTTGTTTGATTAAATCATACTTTACATCTGGAAAGTATGATAGTTGTAGTGCTTTGTACTGATAAAATTTATATAAATTATAGTCTCTACGGGCTGCAAGTTTTACATATTGTAGTTTATATAATACATCTGTTATTTTATCTAAGAATAAGTCTTTGGGATTTAATAAAAAGTTGTTTCCTGCCAAAGAAACTCTACTAGGCTTATATAACGATCGCTTCTTAGGTAGTCGTTTTGAATAATGGTATTCAAGTAGTGCCATAAATTTATTGGGATCATTATTACACTGAGCCTGCAAAGTTTCAAGGTTAAAAAACAAAGTCATTATCTTC